GAACACAAGTGGACTGGTAAGAAGACAAAGACTATCAGTGCCGCAGAACTACAAAAGATTACCAATGAGGCCATCATGGATGGTCGTATGCCTGTATTTGGTATTCACCTCGATGGAGAAGATTACGTCATTCTCCTAGAGCACGACTTCCTAGAGACTTGGAATAAACTTAATGCTACCGAATAAATCAGGCTGGTACGAAGAGGCAGTATGCCGAGGTGCGGACACAGAGCTGTTCTACCCACCACGTGACAAAGCAAAGTATCGCCAAATTGCTGCCGTAGCAAAATCCTACTGCATGGGTGCTAACGGAAAGACTCCGTGTCCAGTACGTCAGGATTGTCTGTGGGAGGCTGTAAGCTCAGAAGAGCAGCATGGCATCTGGGGCGGGCTAAGCCACCGTGAACGAAACGCACTTGTGCGTAAGTGGCAAAGGCAGTATAAAGGAACTATGACTTTGAAAGAATATATCTTTCAACTAGATAAGAAGAGGGCAAACAATGGCAGCACCAAAGAACGACCTATGGAAGTTTCTGGACGCGGGCAAGAGCCCATCACGTTTAACTAGCGGAATCGAACGCCACCTACAGCGTCGTCCTGCAGGTGACCGTGACTACACAGTCCTACACCCATCAGAGATTATCAAGCGTGACCACTGCTGGCGTGCATCCTACTTCCTACTACGTGGTCACAAGCGTGTGTCAGAGAAGCCAGGCCTACGCCTACAGAGCATCTTCGATGAGGGTCACTACATCCACGCTAAGTGGCAGAAGTGGTTACAGGAGATGGGCGTTCTATACGGAAACTTCAAGTGTGATGTATGCGACAAGATGACTTGGGGACTATCTCCAAAGGCTTGTGAGCACTGTGGCGCACCAGAGCACAAACTTGTCTACGCTGAAGTAACCATGCGTGATGACGCTCTTAAAATCAAGGGCCACACTGATGGTTGGGTAAAGGACAGCAAGGGCGACGTTCTCATCGAGATTAAGTCTGTTGGTCCAGGAACCATTCGTGGAGATGCACCAGAGCTTCTTATGGAGCACGACAACGACTTGGCCAAAGCATTCAACAACATCAAGCGTCCTTTTGCAGCGCACCTTATGCAGGGACAGATGTACCTAGAGCTGATGAAGCGTATGGGTCACGAAGTAGAAGGCATCATCTTCCTTTACGAATTGAAGATGGACCAAGGGTACAAAGAGTTCCCTATGGTGAAGGCAGACTTCGAGATTGTTCGTCACGTATTTGAAAAGTCAGAGGCTGTAGTCGCTGCTGTAAAAGCTAACGCAGCTCCAGCCTGTAACAACAACCCTGGTGGCACCTGTAAGCAGTGCGACCCTTACAAGGAGGACTAATGTCTGCTTTAGATAAGTTTGCTGGATGGGGACTACACTTCGCTAAACCAAGCGACGACCAAGTAGTTCTTCCACCAGACATCACGGACATCAGTTCTGAGAACCTAGGAGAGTTGTTTACTCGCCTAACCGCATGGACTGATTACATCGCATCACAGAAGGTCATGGCAGAGCTGGAGGAGAGGGCAGCTCTGAAGAAGAAAGACCTAGTTGAGAATCGCCTAATGTACACTCGCATGGGTGCACAGGTTAAAGGAGAGCGTGTCACTGCTGTTAAGGCAGAGATTGCGGTCAACCCTGATGTCATCGAACTGGACAATGACTATGAAGAGAAGTATGCTTATCGTAAGTTGGTAGAAATGCTACTGAATAACCATGAGCGTGACCTATCATTGGTTTCTCGTGAGATTACTCGTCGTTCAAATGACCAGCGTTCAATTCGTAAGGAATATTTCTAATGGTAATTGTGTACTCAAACCCAAACTGTGTCCAGTGTGAGCAGACTAAAAAGTATCTCACCCTTAAGAACATCGAGTTTGAAACCAAGATGATTTCAGATAGCCCAGAGATTATGCCTCTCATTGAAGAGAAGGGCTACCGTTCAGCACCAGTAGTGGTTGCTGGAGATGACAGCTGGGCTGGATTCCGTCTAGACAAGCTATCAGAACTAGCGGAAGGTAACTAATGCTTATCGGGGTAAGTGGTTGGGCACGTGCTGGTAAAGACACTATCGCAGACCGACTAGTAAAGAAGCATGGTTTTGTAAAGATGTCTTTTGCAGACCCAATGCGTAAAGCGTTGTATCTCCTTAACCCACGTATTCAGGTGGCAGACCTAAACCACGTTCCTCTTGCAGCCGCAGTGGATGGTTTAGGCTGGGAAGTCCTTAAGGCTGAAAGCCCAGACATCCGTCCACTAATGCAGCGTCTAGGCACTGAAGTTGGCCGTGAGATGTTTGGCGAAACCTTTTGGGTAGACCAAGCACTCAAGCTAGTGGAACAGCACGAGAACGTAGTGTTCGCTGACTGCCGTTTTACTAACGAAGCTGATGCTCTAGTAGCCCAAGGTGGTTACATGATTCGTGTAAGTCGCCCAGGATTTGAAGCGGCTAACGACCACGTGTCAGAGCACGACCTAGACCACTACACCTTCGACAGCTACCTAGAAAACAACGGAGAAATCGTTGACCTAGACAAGCAGGTTGACTCACTAGCAAAGAAACTAGAGGTGTTGTTCTAATGGCATGGATTTACAGACTAACCCCTAAAGAAGAAGCCCTAGCAGCTCGTGTAGGTTTTGAGCGTCAGCTTCCGATGTTTGGACAGCCAGAGCGTAACCGTAACTATAGTGAAGGAGACATCTGGGAAACTTGGCAGCACATGATTTGTGCAGCATCAGAGATTGCAGCTGCTCGCATTATGGGTATGGATGACTACGAGCCAGAAGCTAACACCTTCAAGAACAAGCTAGACATCCCAGGGTATGAAGTACGATACTCCTTTACTAAGACCAACCCTAATGGGCCAAAGTACGCGCTACGCTTCAACTCAAAGGTTGACAGCCTAGATGAGATTTACATTCTTATCGTAGGCGGGCCAGAGCAGAAGACTCGTCGTGACCCATCGGATGGATACAAGACCCCACCTTTCCGAGCTATTGGTTGGATGCTGGGTTCTGACTGTATGAAAGAAGAGTGGTCTACGGGACCTAACAGCTACATGGTTCCAGCAGGTCGTCTCAACGAGATGTCGGAGCTTCCAGTACGGGAGACTGTTTAATGGTTTGGGCAGTAATCGGTGGAGTAGTGGTTATGCTAGGAATCCTAGTAGTTATGGGAATCCTAACAATAGTGTTCCCACCAGACCCAGAGGAGTATGACGATTTCTGAAAAGAGATTCGGTAATAAACTCACCGCAGGACCAGTCGCAATTGGTATTGACCAGTCGTTGACTGGTTTTGCTGTAACCGTATTAAACGTAGATGACCCAGAGTCATTTGAAACAAGAGTTTACAAGTCTGAGTTCAGAGGCGTTAAGCGTCTAGCAGACATCCGCTACTGGTTAGCTAGCCTACTTCAAGATACCATCACAGCTGGAAACCAAATCGTTGACGTAGCGATGGAGGGTACGGTTCTAGCGAGCCACTCAGCATTGGTGCTAGGAGAACTAGCCGCTACAGTTAAGCTGACCATGTGGGATGTGTTCGAGGATTCTCAATCAGAGCACTGCAGAGCTCCACTACAGATTCCCCCAATGACTTTAAAGAAGTACGCCTCAGGTAAAGGAAACGCCAAGAAGCAGGAAATGCTCATGCAGATATATAAGAGGTATGGAGTTGAGTTCAATGATGACAACGCCGCAGACTCTTACGGGCTCGCAAGACTAGCCGCAGGCATCCATATTGATGCTGTAGAAAAAGCCATAGTAGAACAAGTTAAAGACCTAAAGTATCGCGATACCCTGTAACCTTGTTTTTGAGGTTGGCACCATTCGATAACAAGGACTAAAAAACGTGAACGAAGAAACAACCGTACCATCAACCGAAGAGCCATTTCTACGTGTTAGCGCAGGCTCAAACCCACAATCTGTTGCATCTGCAATCGCACACGCAATCTACGACAACCGTCAGGTAAAACTACGTGCCGTAGGTGCAGGAGCGGTTAACCAAGCAGTGAAGGCTTTGGCAATTGCTCGTGGTTACGTAGCTCCAAGAGGAATGGACCTAACCTTCAAGGTTGGCTTCACTACTATTGAGTCACGTGATGGCGAAATTTCTGCCATTGTATTTACTGTGACTGCAAGTTAATTTTCCTTTACTCTAGTAGTAAGCAAAAGGAGTCATCATGGCAGCATGGGCATCACAGGGTCACGGAATGCGTCGTCGTTCTGGTGCGCCTTCAAACCACCTAGAATCGGCAGGTAAAGCAATGGCACGTATCCACGCATCTTCAG